TCTTTTACGGCGGTTTTCCCTGACACTCCTTGGGACCACGGGGCTTGGCCGTGAGGTGAACGTAGCTTGCCTATTGTTCAAAATCGCCGCAGCCCAGAGGTCGAAACTCTTTACGTGTTAACCCAACAAGAAAGCAAATAGTTTCAACCTTTTGATGAATTGTTATTAAGCACAAAGTAGTAAATGTGGACTTCTTGGGAACAGAAACGGCAAACGGTTTAAGTGCCATCATTGTGGGCACGTTGAACACGCTGATGCTAACGCTGCGTTCGTAATAGCGTTGCGTCATAAAGGCGTAGTTCAATTGCCGGCAGACAGAGATGTCGGTAACGGCTGCACTGGCCAGCCCAAAGAGGCCGCCGCATGAACGCTGCGGAACCTCAGAACCCCTACGCTTCAGCCGTGGGAGTAGTCAGTGAGGGATAAGCCTTCGGGCTTTTCCTCTATTCCAGCGGACTCAAGTCTGCCATTTTCTTTTTCAACACCAACACAAATTGAGCAAGAGCAAGAGCGTAATAGAACCCCTTTTTAGGCCTTCCCTTTTCTATTGTCCAGTTTCTTAATTGGTTTAAAGAATCGTTTAGGCCGAAGTTAAATTTTAGCCTTAAATGAGATACCATATTTCTAATCATCAGTAATGCCGACTCGTAATCATCCCTATAGTTAGGATGCAATGTAACACCTGCTCTTCTAAAATCGTACCAAATAGTATGCTTCCCTTCTTGTAATGGCCGTATAACATCTTCATTCACTATCCAGTCTTTTATTACTTCAAATCCTTCTGTAATATTAAACGTAGCATATACATCTTCTTTGATAGTTTTAACATCAGGAAATGCGTAGAACTTTTCTGATACTACATAGAGTATATTCGACATAATGTCGTAATCAAATGTTAACATATATGCTTGCGTATCTTCTGTAAAGTAAAGCGATACATAATGGTCTGTAGGTTTATACGGGTCAATAACATATCTTGATTTCATAACTACCTTTGCCATATTCTCACCTAATTCGGGTACTATAACTGCCGTATCGTCCTGTGTGGCAAAGGCGTAGGCAACAGCGTCAGCTCTGTCAGGGGATTTTACCTTTCTTGCCTTCATACTCTCTTTTGTCTCAACGCCTATCTTTCCACCTACTGTTCTTACTAATTTCGGTATGGACAGTTGGTTAATTAACTGAGTGTCATTAGGTATGCTTATTAGTTCTTCAGGTGGAAAGTATTCTCTTTTTTCCCTGTAGAGATATGTTTTTTCAAACCGTTTTCGCAAATTCCACCAAAGCTCAGCCCTCTTATTTCTAAACTTTTCTTTTGCCCTTATCCCTTCTTCTGGAATTATATCGTCACTTGCTCTTGACTGGCCGTATATCCCGATAAGACTAAATGGAATGTCCCTTTTATACTGTTTCACTATCGGATAAACATCTTCACCCAATGTATTCCTATCATAAACGAGTGTAGCAATATCATCTTTGATAGACTCATCAACAGCTGACAATGTCATTTCCATCGGAGTAATTGCAGGCAGCGGCACGATTTTAGTTACCACAGGTCCTTCCCTAAGAACATAAACACCTTCATCTTTACCACCTGCGGCAAGGTCAAACCCGGCAACCTTCGTATCACCTTTAGGGATGCTTAATTCTACAGCCGCCTTTACCCATTCAGGAGGAATAAACGCACCTTCAACGCTTGCGTTGTAGTCAATATCTACTTCTTGCGCCAGAATTGCGGGGTCTGTAGTTTCTTTTTGATATTTGTACCATGCGCTCTCTGGATTCCTTTTCCCTTCTTTCCACGATGGGTTTTGTGTGGGATTTTCCCACCACCCCACAGTAATAACTTTTACCCTGCCTGACATTCTCTTGTCGTAGAAATAGTTCATTCCATTAGGTGTTGATATATCAATCTGGCACATTGTAGTATGAGACAGCGCTGAGTCAACCTTTCCCGGATTCTCTATAAAGGCAGCCTCATCTATCTTATAAATAGACGTCCTACCGCCACGGCCTATATTTTGTCCACCCTCTCCAATAATGCTACTGCCGTTTACAGGGTTGCTAATTCTGAAGGAATTGTCATATTTATTACCTTCTCTCTCGTATCCTGGGGGCCTCATCTTCGGCGGCAGGGAATAAATAATTCTACGAAGTTTTTCGAATATAGTATTAGGGTCTCCGCTTTTGTCAACAAGTTCTTTTATCCTTGAGCCCCACCCTGAAACATATCCTGTGCGATAAAGCCAGTGATGAACATCGAATGAGCATAACAGTTCAGTTAAACCCTGTGCCCTCGACTTTTCTATCAATAAAGATGTCCTGTGAACGTATGCTTGCTCCACCTCTTTTATTATTTCCTCTTGCTTGGGGAAAAGCACAAATGGGATTTTTGCCGGTAAACCTATCGATACTAATCTTGGGTCTGATGTCCATACAAAAGAATTTATCCAGAATATTATATCGTTTTCGCTTTTATGGTCTATTTCTTTCTTTATTTCTTCAGATGACTCATACAGAGACGCAACCTTTTTCCTGATATAGTAAACTATCTTGTATGTTTCTTTTAATTCCGCTATAATATCGTTATACCGTTCCCGCATTTCGGATGCTTTTTTTATCCTCTCTGGAACGGCAAGAGCTTCTTGATATTTCTCAAACTGATAATTCTCATACTTCCATTCTTCATACTTATACTGCGCTTGCAAGAAAAGCATTTGCAGATGGGTAATGTTTTCCCATGTTATTTTTATACCGGCATATGTATTGTTTTTCTTATCCCATTTGCTTTTATACATTCAACACCCTCTGTATCTCCATTGCCATTGCTTCATTAGGATAATAAAATATAACAACCTTTTCATTGCCGATTACTAATGCTAACTTTGCAATATGGCTTAAATATGGCTTTTCCCATATTGGAATAAGCAAAACATCTGCATTGGTATCAAAGTTATCTAAGTCTTTTGCATATTCTCCCTTATACCCTTTGTTCATGTAGTATGCCAATGCCGCTAATGCCGCATCTTTTCTATCCGGACCTATGAAATGATATGTCTTTTTTTCTACATTCACATGCGGTTTAACTCTTTTTAGCCCCCACAATTTAAACATGAGGGATGTTTCTCTCTTGGCAGCTGCCTGATTATAGCATTCAACACTGCAATAGCCGTGAATAGTGTTCATCATTTCCTTACCGCAATTTTTACATTTCTCCATAGACGTCCTGCCTTATTTTGTTTATTGCTCTTCTAATTGCATAAATAACACCCATATGACTCATTCCTAACTTATTTGCTATCTCCCTAACGGTATAATTATCCTCGCTAAATTTCATTTGCAAAGACTCCCTCTCAACGTGAGATAATTTATTAATAGTATTTTTGTACTTCTCTACTTCTATTTTGTTTAACATATTATCTTCCTCAGACGGCACAGGGATTTCTGCACCACTGTCAAATTCTACGCCAGCATATTTAACATAATCCTCCCTGTATCCCTCTTCTCCTCTAAACATTTTACCAATATGCTGGAAGTGTTCTTGCGGAATTCGGAACGGATAAGATAGCATTAGTAATTCCATAAGAATATATTTTTTTACCCAATGCTTTGCATATACTCCAAATGTGGTTCCGTTCTTTCCTTCATATTTCCTATACGCTTCCCACAGGCCTTCTAATCCGGCAGAAACCAAATCTTCAAAAGTAACATCTGTGGTTTTATATTTATGGGCATACCTGTAAACCATTGGTAAATGCTTTTCGATAATCTTATCTGCTTCCTTATTCACGGCGATGGCAGCTCCTTTATATCGGCCTTCATTATATCGTCAAGACTTTTTGCCTTGTCCATTCCAACGCTAATAGAATCAATACCAATCTTATTTTGCCCAATACTTTTGGCTGTATCTTGTACTTGGTTAATGTAAAATTTTGCAGTGTTTATATCTGCAAGCCTATCTCTCGAAGACTTTCTTTTAGATGCTGAATCTAATAATGCTTGTGCCTTCCCGGCAATAGCAAAATCCCATTTCTGCTTCATCTCATATACCATAGGATTTTGCCTTGCCGTTGAGATGTCTATACTCATAATACGGGATAAGAAGAAATACACTTTTGCCGCTTCCATTTCCTTTTTATATACTTTCCTGACGGCATCTTTTAGTGTCAAATCTTCCCACGCGAAATGAAATGCTATTCTAAATAGCTTGTTATCGGGAATATCAATGCTTTCAACATCACTCTTCATCAAACCCTTCCTCTTCTTGGGGCTCAAAAAACTCGGTAGTACTGCTATCAAATGACAACACAAAATTTCCAGTACTACCATGTCTGTATTTTGCAATAATAATTTCCTTCATTTCATATTCACCGTTATGAATAAATATTACCATGTCAGCATCTTGCTCTATCGCCCCAGACTCTCTCAGGTCAGATAATTTAGGCTTGTTATCACCACCTCTATTATCAACGTTTCGGTTCAATTGAGACAGAGCAAGCACTGGAATATCTAATTCCTTTGCAAGTTCTTTCAACATTCTGCTTATTTTGGAAACTTCCTCTATCCTACTTCTTGCTTTTGCCCTAACAAGTTGAAGGTAGTCAACAACAAGCAAATCAATATCATGTTCTTTTTTAATTTTCTTTGCCTTAATCCGAAGTTCGGCAATATCTATTCCAGGTGTGTCGTCTATAAACATCTTGCAATCTCTAACAGAATTTAATGCCGTAACAGTTTTTTCAAGCTCTGGTTTTGTCAGGCTACCCATACGAAGTCTAAAAGATGACACACCAGAAATCATTGCTACTAATTTATTGATTATCTCTGCCCTACTCATCTCTACAGAAAAGAATAAAACGCTTTTACCACTTAAAACGACATTTTTTATAATTGAAACAGCAAGAGAGGTTTTTCCAACACCTGGTCTTGCCGCAAGTATTATTAACTCACTTGCACCAAATCCACCTGTCTTAATGTCAAATTTCTCTATCCCTGTTTGTAGCCCGTGCCTTTTTTGGCCGGATACTATTTTCATTAAATGGTCTGTGTATTCTGATACAGCAGTTTTAATGTCACTTACATCTCTATCATGTGCAGGTTGCAATTCAAGTAAACGGCTATATACTTCATCGTAACTAACATCTTCCCTTCTTCGGATATCCTCCGCAAAGGCTATTAGTTGCCTCTTATTATAATTTTCTTTTAATAGCTTAATATATTTCTCTACATCATTAACTTTTCTCTGTTTTACTATTGCTGATAGGTTTAGATACGAAATTTGCCCCAAATACGGAAAGTCTATCGGTTTTCCTTCCTCGTATAATTTCTTAATTGTTGAAAACACAGTTTTGGTATCTTCGGCTGTAAATAAAATGTCTGATAGCTTTTCTATGTAGTCATGGTTATTACTGTCTGAAATAATGTTGTATAAAAGAATTCTTTCAATCGTATCGCTATTCATCTGTGTCCACCTTAATTTTTTTTATTTTTTTCGGCATTGTTTTCTTTAATTGGTCATTAGAATACAATTTAAAAAATGAGGGGTATAACGCCTGTCCTGTAGATATCGGTCTCTTTATGAGCCAGCCAGTACGTTGTAAAGACTTAGTCCGTTTATATTTAATGTATTTTTCTCTTTTAATATAAGTGTTAAATAATATTTTGATATACTCTAATGCCGCAATCATATCGACCTCTTTGTCCATGAATATTTGCGCTGGAACGATAAGAAAGGGAATCCCATCATACTTTTCTTGAAGCTTCAGCATGTCTTTTGCAACTTCCAAATTAGCTCTATCTATGTTCATAACACCACCTGCCTTTCCTTTTAAAATAGTGTATTCCAACAGTTTTTGCAACATGTTTAAATCTTGCCGTGCACAATGTTAGTGCACACAAAGAATACAATCTTGTTGACTTTTTGAAAATTATTTGTTATCTTAAGAGTAGAGATTAAAATTAACATTAAAAAAAAGGAGGGCACGATGAAAGTCTGGAATCATTATTACCTTACTGACCACCTCGTTAATATGGGTGACCATTTTGAGCTTGTG